AGGCAAAGGATAAATCCGGTGAAGTAACCATTGTCGCAACAAAGGGTAGAACCCTTTATTATTGCGACTCGTTCGCAACAAATGCCTTGCTCGGTCGCGCCATGTATTATGCCTTCTATGCCTTGCAACTTGGCGTATCGGCCTTGGATGCGTCCAATGCGAAGTTTCCAATCGGTAAAGTATTCGCCTCGCCCACGTCCAAAGTCAAATCATATTGGGTAACTACGCGGGGCGGTATTTGGAACGATGCCGGCCCAGGTAAAGCCTCATTCTCGGCCAAAGGACAATCCGCCTTTTCCGAATACATAACCTTGCATGGCGCTATACCCCAGAACGTTATGGCGGATATGCTTGTCGCGGTAGATACAGGTAAAGCGTCCGGTACCCTCGCGGGTAAGCAATTTTACGCGAAGGTAACAGTCTAGGAAATATTCGGACCATGCTCCTACATGGTCCGATAAATTCCTAGGTCACAATCCATGCCAGCCCGCCGGTTGGCATGGAATTTTCCTTGGCACGTTCCGTGCCACAGTTAAATAATCGACCATCGACTTTTTCGGGCACGCTTCTTGCCGGTGCGGAGCATGTTTTTCTTCGCCACCTAAAACCACACCACCTAGATCAAATTTTTTGAATTTGTGTTTTAGCGGGGACCATAAAATTATATAAGTGTATATAATGCTATATCATTCACCCTGATAAAAATTTTTTGAAATCGATTTCACCTAGATCAAATGATTTGCCAAGTCGTTGATTGTATGGTATACTCTCGTTTAAGGGTATCAAAAATTTTTCGGGAGGATTGTATGACGTGGGTAGGTTGCCGGATGTGTGATATGTCGTTTTCATGCTACGACGGCTATACAAGATGTGTTCGTCTTCCGCGAATGGAAGATGTTCCACGCTGGAGAAAAATAAAAAACGAACCCCGCTGCTACAAATGTCAAAAATGCAATATGTGGTTAAGTATGTTTGAAATAATGATGCCACGTGTAGACGGTGTAGATTGCGTTTGTCCGGATTGCTACCTCAAGTACTTTCCTGCATTAGCTGCAAAGTACCGTATTGATGATCAAATTCATGCAGAAGAAATGTGGGGACCAGCCTCGCTGTTTATAATCTATACAACTGACTTACAGGCCCGGTTTCAGAATCGCAAAATTCGGGTGCGTAAGGAAAAGATATGAGCGATCAAGAGTATCGTGGTACAGAATACGGGGGTACAGAATACACACCTATTACAGTGGACTTTATTAAACGTGAATCAGATAATGCAATTCTGATTGTTTACGCCGATGATGATTACTGGATTCCTATGTCCCAGGTCGAAAGGATTGACAGGACAGTCCCGCCGGTTTTGTGGATTGCAGCTTGGTTGTGCAAGAAGGAAGGGTTTATTTGAAATCAATTTCAAAAGGAGGGAGTCTTGGAACAACGGGAACGAAAGATAACGCCTGTCCATAACGGTGAAGAAAAATATAAGTGGGACCCAAAGCGGGGGGAGGCCATTCGGCCATACCGGCTGTACAGCCAATCCAGTAAAATCAACCTGATCGGGCGGGCGTACAAGTCATTGTTCAGGGCACATACCGCCGCGATGATTGAATGCCGCTTCAAACCGATTGGAGTAGCGATCCAAATCTACGATGTGCGGAACGAGAAGGATATGGGCACCTACATCCATCGGCCTACAGGGTGGGGGTACCTGGGTCCGGAAACCAAGACACTTGTTCAAAGTAAAAACAAATAGATGTAAAACAAAGAGGGAGGAAGTGATGCAATTGTTCATGCAGTGTTCGTGTGGCGCGAAGTTTCAGTATGATGACGATACGGATAACTTCTTTTCACCGTCCGTTGCCAGAATTTTTAGATCAGTAAAGCCTAAGACACAAACCATGGTGGAGTTGGCTGACAAGTGGCGGGAAGAACACAGAAGCCATGGCATGGTGAAAAACGCGACCACCGAAAAATGAAATCAATTTCAAAAGGAGAATACAATGGCTGCAACTGTTTTTAATACCTTGGAAACTGCTAAAAAATTAGAACAAGAAGGTTTTACTGAAAAACAAGCAGTAGCGTTTGTGCGAGCTATGGTTGATGCCCAGGATGAGCTAGTAACGAAGAAAGACTTGAAAGCGGAATTACAACTACTGAGGCATGAGCTAGTTATTAAGCTTGGATCAATCGTTATTGCCTGTAATGCCATTCTTTTTGTATTATTACGTTGGCCGCATTGAAATTAATTTCACATTAGGGAGAACACGATGGGTACATTTAGTAAAGAAGCGCATGTGAAGTCTATCGCCATGCGGAAAAAGTTGGCGAAGCTGCGCTCTCATGTTGCAACGGTACATCAACTGACCATAAGGCAACTGATGCAGAAGAATATTCAGGCGACGCTCGCCGCCGGGAAAATTACATTACAGGATTTGCCGAAAGAGTTGTGGCCGAAAGGGGTCACTCAAGAAGAAGTTAATATTCCGTTCCCGCCCGATGATGTGAAACCGGAACCAAAGGTGAAAGCAAAACAAATCAAACAAATCAGCACAGGGACGCTGAACGAACGGCAACTGGAGAACCTAGCTAAACTGATTGTGGCGGTGGCGAAGGAGACTTGACATGGCAAGCAATAAAGATTTGATGGTCAACCTGCATTCTGTTCTTCCGTTTGAGTTCATCGATCGAAAAGAGGGAGCCACATCACCGTTAATTGCTGAACGCATTATGCATGACGCCAGGGTAAACAGTATGTTCAACACGGACTATGCTTATTTCGAGGAACGAACAGTATCCGCTTTGCTGGCGGACGCTGCAAGAGTGCAAGACCCAAGTGCGAATGTGCTCAACATGCTGGAACAGGTAATGAATACGGTACCGCCGCGAGAACGTGTATTACGTGCGGGCAGGAATCCTTACCAAGAGTTTCCATTTGTGGCACAAAAGAAACCAGTCGCAGTGGACTACAGCAAAGCGAAACGCCGTATCCGGGTTCGACGTGGTTAGAAATAATGCTTGTGTTTCTTTGTCTTTTATGGTATACTATTGGGTACGTAAGAACTTTTGTTTGTTGTATAGGGGAGGATGTGATGGCAAGTATTACCGTTACCTTTGACACTCTGGATGCGTCACGCCGATTGCGTGAGGCGGGTTTTTCAGAACTGCAAGCGAATACCGCAGTGCAAGTCATTACGGATGCACAAAATAGACTTACCACCAAGGAGGATTTAGTAATCCTGAAACAAGAGTTAATTATCAAACTTGGTGGTACAGTCATTGCGTGTACTGTAACTATTCTAGGTGCATTGCGCTGGATGCATTGAAATTGATTTCATAACCAGAACGGGGGATACAATGGAACGCAAAGCAAATATCAGTCATTTGATTGCTGCATTCAATGCCTTATCGAGTGTGCAGGATCGCAACTTCAAGTGTTCAACAGACTTCGGGGAACCGTTCAAGATTACAGAGGATGGCCGCTGCCGCACCATCTGCAACGCGGCAGGATGGGTTGTGCAGTATCCGTACTTCCGCAAACTCGGCTTGTCCATGGATAAACCGGGCGGGAACGGAATCGGTGCGCGCTATGCGCCGACCTTCCGCGCTACGGAAGGCAGGGTCAGGCTGTTGCGTGGATACGGAGCAGTCGCCCACGTGCTCGGTATGGACACGGACGCGGCAATGCACATTTTTGCACCGTATTATTACGCGGCCCCGGAAGCAACTACACTCCGTGATGTCTTGCGGCGGCTGAAAACATTCATCACGAAAGCGGGAGGCAAAGCTGAATTGGATGCGGCACTTGCGGAAAGCAAAGCACCTAAAGCAGTGCGTAAAGCAAGAACAACGAAAACAATAAGGACTCGCGTGGTCGCGCCTGAGCGGTTTTCGGCTTCCATTGTTGAAATCGAGGTCCCACAATAACACACGTTTCTGTTCGGGAGAGCAAGGGAGGGTGCATGCAGTATCCTGTTGACCCTGAAGCGCGGGCGGATGCCTTATTGACCGAAATGTACAACACTTTCGGTCTGACATCTGAAACAAAGTTTGTTCGATTAAGTCAGGACGTGGTTTCTGAATTAGAAGGCTACGCTAACTATCTGACGGAAACAAACCCATATTGGCTATTAGAATCATTTTACGTTGTTATGGAAAACGTACTGAAGGCCAATGTCGCGGATGACAACATTACAACATGGATGTTTGATGGTACCTTGATCGAAATCAATTCTATAGCCTATTTGCAAATGCAGGAGTGGATGGTTCATACGGAGTTGCTGTTTAGATTGGGGTTTGCCGAGCTTGGGATACGATTCAGCCCTACATTAGATAGGGCAAATACGCGTATCAACAAGATCGGGCGGAGATTGACGGTGCGTAAGCCTTTTTGGCCGTTTATACACGTAAGAGAAGGAGTTATTCGAGTGCGGCGGGTACGAAAAGGTTCAGATGTATCGTCGTTAATTCAAATACCTGATGAATGGCCGAGGGCTAATCCGGAAGGTGGTTTATGGAGCGATCAGCAGATTGGTATGGCAAAATACCGTAAAAAACGATCTTCTTTTCCTGATATTCATCGTTATTGAAGAAAATAGCGAGTTTTGGGCCGATTTCGTGTGATTTTCTCTCGAAAATCGCGTTTTTATGTCATTTTTGTTCGATTTTTGCAAGAAAACGCGTGTTTTTGATACCATTTTGCGGTCTTGAAATCGATTTCAATAGCATTTAGGGAGATAAAATGATACATATTTGTTATAATAAGAAGGCGTTTGGGGCTATCTCAAAGGAATTACGACGGGCTTCGTGGCTGGCGTCCGCGATTTCTGCGGTGTTAGTGTACCAATACGGGATCGGGTTTATTATTGCAATTACTGTAATTATTTGGACTGCGTTGCAAGGTCTTGCTTTTTTAATGGATTCACTCTGTAAAGGAGAAAAATGATGGACGTTTTGACTGGGTGGTATGTAGGGATGGGTGTTTTAGTTCTTGGTGCTTTTGGTTTGCTGTGTCTTGCGGCATGGGTAGCAAACCACGACAAGTCTGATTCTGGACAGGACTCAAAATGAGCGCATATACGGACGCAACGAACAGGCTGGCTAAATGGCGTTCAGTTCTGGCAGGCTGGCAACTCGGCACGCGTATTAAAGAAGACCCGGAAGCCGAGGCCGTCCGCGATCATAGAGAAGTGACACTCTTGTTGCGTACTGAAGTCAATGCGTTGACCAAGCTGCTTATCGATAAAGGTGTATTCACTACAGAAGAATTTGAAAACACTATAATCGCGGAGGCTGAATGGATGCACGCCATGCTGGAGCAACGATTTCCCGGCATGAAAGCAGAGTCGTGGGGAATCGGAATGAAACTTCCGGAAGCAGCGGAAACGATGAAAAACTGGAAACCCTGAGACTAGCTTAATGCCTCGTGAAAGAGTATAATACTCTTGTCACATAACAGGAGCATCATGATGGAAGCGGATGCAAAAACAAAACAAGCGGCTTACGAGAATTTGCAAAAAGAAATCGAAGAACGTGTCGTAACTTGGCAGGATATGTATACAGTGTTCCATGAAAAAATGGAAACATTCAAGAAAAGCCATGAACCGACCCATGCGCTGGAAGCGATGTATCATATGTACGCTTTCATTCTGTCGCTGGAAGCCCTTCCGGAAGAAGGCAACATCAAAGTGATTGCTGAATACATGATCCGGGTCATGGTGTACGAATCGAGAGAAAAGCTTGGTGCGGATATGATAACCATTACGCCGGAAGACATCCAAACCACGGCAAGGGTTCTAGGAACCTTGGGCGCGCATTCTCTAGTAGAACACGGTCCGCCCGGAGAAACAACGGAAACAGAAAACAAGCCGGAAGTGAAACGTCATTTGCATTGAAATCAATTTCATCCTTAATCAAAGGAGGCTACCGTGTCATATGCATTCAACATTCTTGCTCCGACGAAACAAGAAGCGTGTTTGAAAGTTGCTGCTCGATTGGCTCTCGTAGTTCAGCAACAGCCATTGCATGCGAAAGATGAGGGGGCCGCCCTCGCGGCAGTGGAATCCTTTATCAACCTGTTGCCGACAGATATCACGAAGGAAGTGGCTGTGTCGGTTAATGGCGCACTTTGGGAAAACGAAGAAACCGGGTTGCGTCAGGTAAGTATCAACCTATCCGCATCCTTAGTTGACAAGGTTCCTGCGTAAGGAGAATAACGTGGTTCACCATACTCATACGTATGCAATACTGGAAGTCAGTATTGGGACGTTCGAAGAAATAGAGACAAAGCTGCGGCAGGCCGGGTACGCCCACGCGTTTGATGACGGTCTGATCGACATGAACGGTATCGCATTAGAAAAAGAAGAACTACCAGTGGATGTACCGCCGCCCGCAGGAAAGACGCCAGGATGGGTAGCTTAAAAACAATTAAAGGAGAAAAACATGGAAGAAATAAAAGGACTTCAAGCTGACGTAACAGATATGCGGCACGATATGAAAGATATGCAACACACTATTATTGATGTGCAGCAGCGGGTTACGTATATCGAAGCAGTACTGCCTACACTTGCAACAAAGGCGGAATTGTCCGACATGAAAGCTGAGTTGATAAAATGGATTGTCGGGACAGCAATCGGTCTCGGTATTGCCGGAATTACAGTGATGACTTTTGTTCTGAACAACGCGGTTCCGAAAATGTCACAACAACCGATCATCATTACGCTACCAGCGGGCGCTGGCGTAAAGTCTGGAAGTTAATGTAATGGTTACTATAGAAGAGTATCTTAGGCAAGAACTTGCTACTATGGAACAACGTATCATTATTAAACTGGGAGGATTGATGGTCGTCTTGTTTGGTATTGCAACAACAGTAATTAAATTCAGCACGCACTGATGGTTGATCCTACATCGGTACGATTAAGTGAAAATTTTTTATTATCAGATTTGTGCGGAGGACATTCTTTTTATGTTCGCGGTATCCCGAACGTTTTCGATGATCCCACAGGAATCAAGATTGTAGAAGGCGTGTGCTTGGCCGAAACCGTGTTGGAGCCTATTGTGCAAACTTCCCCTATTTCCATTTCTTTCGGTTATGTCGGTGATAGCGCCGCCGGGAAACTGCATGGAAATTATCCGAATCCGGATGCCACTTCTTTGCATCAATGGTCCAACGGGGCCGCATGTGATATCGTCGTCCATAACTTGGATGCGCTGGATATTTCTCCCATCACGATTGCGCGGGCGATTGATGAAGAGTTTCCGATGAATCGCACCATCACTTACTCTGAGTCACCTTTTATCTGTGTTGGGACGAAGGCAGCAGAGATAAACAGTGACCGCCCGCGTAAAGCGTTTTACGAAAATCGATACGAGGGCGTGTATAAAGCCAAGCCGAAATTCACAACCATTCCACAAAACCGTGAAGCGTTCTTTCGTACACACCGTCTGGAACACAACTGGCGCGGCGGCGGACATCCGTCGTATCATGGCGGCGGGGTTAGACAAGTGCATCATATCCGAACAAGCCGGTTTACGATGCTTTCTGATTTCCTCTACAGTACGGAAGCCTTGACCGAAGGGCACAAGAACTGTCCGACCTTGACAGAAGATTGGGTCAAGAAATTCAAACGGGTTGGCACGCTGTATGATGGTATTTTAACTACGTTGGGTATCCATCGATTGTCTATCGTCCGCGCCTACGAATCGGCGGGCTGGAATAAAGGTCATGCATACCGATGGACGGACAATACTTTTGAAATTGATTTCATACCGTCATCATTAATCAATCCGGATGAAGTTGCGCAGGCTGCATCAAAACTAAAAGGCGTGGTATCCGTATCTGTAGATGATTCGGAACGTCGTGTATCAGTCAAGGGTATTTTTTAGGGGAGGACTGGCAATGTCTGCAATATGGTTTGATTCACATCAGATTGTGAAACGTTTGTTGTCGGCTGGTTTTACGCCTAGTCAAGCAGAGACTATGGTGGAGGCAGCTAGGGATGCGACGGTTCAGCTTACAACTAGACGTGATTTAGATGATTTGCGTAAAGAGCTTAAATCGGATATGGCCGCAATGGAGTTACGTCTGGTAATCAAATTAGGCGGCATGACTGTACTTGCCGTAGGCGTGCTTGCTGCAATTATTAAACTACTCTGATATGCGCTTTACCAAAGCCATGAAACTGCGCGCCGGGAAGGTACCAGAAGCGCATCCAGCACTGTCAGGCATTATACCGGTGTATAATGGTGTGGATAGGAAATGGGCGTTCATTCGTTTCTCAGAAGTACTGGTGGAGCACGTGGGAAAGATCATGCCTAGCGGTATCGGTCCCGATAATCCTGCCTACTTGCGTGTAAGCCACACAGGCAGGCAATGGAAGATTTTTGCACTGTATATGTTTCATCCATCGCGCAGACAGCAAGGGAGAGTACTTGCTGTTTTGCAATCCAAGCCAGTTTGGCTTAATCCGAAATGAAGATAGGGAGATTTTCATGTGGGGTAATAATGAATCAAGTACGCAATCTCCTGGCCCGGCCTTCGCTGGAAGCCTTTGTGAAACCGGTCGGAAAAACTGAAACTGAGACAGAACAATTGGACCGTATTCAGGCTAAGTACGCTGCCCGCGCCGTAACTCCAATGCGTGCTATACATGCCTTTTGCATTCAGTGTTTGGGGGGTCAGCCACGGGCAGTTGCGCACTGTCCCGCTACGGCATGTCCGCTTCATCCATTTCGAACCGGAAAGAATACATTGAATCCGTTATATAAGAAAAAGGAGTCTTCCGAAATAGCTTGACTGATGTAGGTAAAATTTTATACAATAACTGTGCGAAAGGAGAAAGACTGTGAATCAAAAGGAGACCAAAATTCAACCCATTGTTTCGAACTGCCTGAAAAAACTGGAGCGTAGTATCGAACATTATGAAGCCGCGCAGCGGCAGTGCAAGCTGGCATTTGTCCGGTACCAATGGGTGCGTCGTCATCAAGGTGTGTTCGATACGCCTGAAGAATACGATGCGTTTGTGGACCAACGCTTGCGGCAAAATCCTGTTCGTAAAAGCGATAAGGAACGTAACGGTTCAGACCCGGTATGCGTGTAGCTGCGGAGGTTGCCCACAATGTGATGATTATTTGAAATCAATTTCAATCTAAATAGGTCCTGCCATAGGTAAAACTGTGTGCGGGATTTATTTTTGCCTAAATTCTATAAACTACTTGCATCTATCTGTCAAGTTATGTATGATGCACAACACGCAAGGTGTTTGGTGATAAGACAGTAATAATGGAAGCACGTAGCTACCCATGTCAGGTGGAAGAAGTTCATTCTGGTGATGATTTAATCGCCATGGTCGATCTTGGTGTAGACAGACTATTCAAACGTGTTCGTCTGCGTTTACAGGGGGTAGATACCCCAAACGCGTATAGGGCCAAAACGGAAACTGAGGCCGGAATTTTACGGGATGAAGTGAAAAAATTGACCGCAGGTAGATGCCGCGCCGAGCTTGTATCAGAAGGCAAGGGCGGCTGGCTGGTCGTTCTTTTTGCAGAAGAACCCGGAACACATTTTGAAGTCAATGTCAACGATCTGTTAAAGGGTCGTGGATTCGTTTACCGAGGTAGGCTTAATGGCGCAAGTAACAACGACACGGCGTATTCGCCGGGTTCGACCAGCAACTAAAATTACTGCACGTGCAACAAGCATCGGCGGACCTGTCCGCCGTGCGGATACATCACGCCAGATGTACGCTGAAAACGAATTCAATAGTTCATTTCCTTCCGCTGTTAGATTAGCCCCGATTACCCCTCCGTACGATCCTCTTCATCTGTTGTTGATTATTGAACAATCGAATATGCTCAAGCAGTGCATTACTGCTTATGTCAATAACGTTTCGCTCTGTGGCTACGATGCCGTTCCGGCAGTAGATGGGCTTGATGTGGACCCGGATGAGCACGCGACTTTGCAATCTTTTATTGACAGTTCCAATTGTGACGAATCGTTGGCAGTCACTTTATCCAAGGTGGTAGAAAATTACGAACAATTAGGGTACGGTTTTTTGGAAGTAATTCGGGACCGCCGTAAACGTATTACTATTGTACGACACTGCCGCGCTTCAATTACTCGACTGATCCAGCGTGAACAAACTTATTCTCCTGTTAAGTACGATATCGTGCGCGGGCCGCGCATTGCGACAGTGACGGAATTGAAACAATGGCGGCGTTTCGTACAGATCGTGAACGGCAAGTTTCGTTACTTCAAGGAATTTGGTGACGAACGCCGCATGCATTACAACACTGGCGATTATGAAGCTTCTAACAATTTAGTTCCAGACGAATTTCTGGCGACTGAGATATTGCATTTTCGTCAATCTAGTGAAGACAGTTATGGAGTCCCGCGCTGGATCAATCAGCTTCCAAATATACTAGGAAGCCGGGAAGCAGAAGAAGTGAACTTGCGTTATTTTGAAGACAATACGATTCCGCCAATGATTCTTTCTGTTGCAGGCGGGCGTTTGACTTCTGAGTCGTTCAAACAACTGCAACGCATGTTGACCCAGGAGTCACTTGGCCGGGACCGGCAGCATAAAATGCTTCTGATAGAAGCGGTACCAGAACGGGAGTCATTGGATGATAAAGGGTCGGTTACCTTGCGGGTGGATAAGCTTGCGGACACGCGCCCAAGTGACGGGCTGTTTAAGGAGTACGATGAAGGCAATCAATCGAAAGTCCGGTCGTCGTTTCGCCTGCCGCCGGTCGCTGTCGGTTTATCGCAAGATGTTACTTTCGCTACCGCGAATGTCTCGGCATTTATAGCGGAGACTCAAGTGTATTTGCCGCTGCGCCGTATCTTTGATGAAATACTGAACAAGCAATTAGTTAATGGGCCAAATGGCCTTGGTTTGAAAACGTGCATGTTGTGCAGTCAAGTCCCTGCTATCACCAACCCACAAGAGCTAATCAAATCCCTAACCGCGCTGAATGTGATGGGGGCACTGACGCCAAGAATGGCGCAGCGTGCATCGAATCGCATTTTGGAAATTGAACTGAAGGAATATCCGGAAATAGGGGACGAAGGTTACGAACCGTGGATGGACATGCCTATTATCTTTGTGACCAAAGGCACCGCCTCGCAAGATGGGCAGTCGCAAAAAGACGGAAGCACCAAGAATACAGAACAAACAGGCAATGTGGGTTTTCAGCCTCCGGAAAATGGTCAACAGTAATCCGATTTGAAATCAATTTCAATCCATGTCTACCACTGAAGTTCGATTACACGCCCGCGCCGATCAGCAATGGGAGCGCATCGTGTATGCGGAAGTTCTTATACCGGAAACCCCCAATGTCTATAACGATTACTGGACTAAAGAGGCAGTGAAAGAATTTGCTTACGGATTTATGCGGGACGGTTTTGGTGTGGATGTAGAACATGATGAAGTCGATATTATCGACAAAGTATACCCGGTCGAGTCGTTTATAGTTCGTCCTGGTGACCCAGATTTTATTGAAGGAGCCTGGGTAATCGGCATGAAAATAGAGGACGATCAGTTGTGGCAAGACGTTCTTGATAACAACATCAACGGGTTTTCGTATAAGGCGCTTGTGTATTTTCTGGATGCTACACTTGCGACTCTGGATTCGGGAGTCCGTACAGGCGTAACAGAACCGGTTGCTGGCGGGGACGGTCATATCCATTCATTTATGGTCATTGTGGGAACGGATAATCGACCTATTTCCGGCGGGACCGATGAAGTGAATGGACATTCCCACACGATCAGCGTGCATACGGTAACAGATATTTCCGGCGGACATTCCCATCGATTTAACATGGTTTCTGGCAAGGACGGACAATAACATGGCAAAACGTTCGGATGAAAAGATTGTGACAAAACCAGTCAAAGTCGCCAGATTGGCAAAGCCCAATTTTTTGACTCTTACCAAAAGCCCAGCGAATGAAGTCGCATTCAAGCTGATTCGTAAAGATGAACCGGTGAAGCCGGAGGACCAGTCGCCTAATAAAGTTGTGCGGCAGCGCACAGTGCGGCGCATGGATGCCACGCTGATGTTTATTTTTGCGGAAGGCACCACTGAAGACGATATCAACGCAACGATGCTGGAGTTCGGCATATCCGATTACAGTATTGGTGTTTCTGTGGATGGTATGCCGATTGTAACCCGCGCCGACGCCACAGAACCTTTTCCGGAATCATACATTACGGTCAATTTGCGCAACGGCGTTAAAGCCTTGGTTGCGCAAGGTGTGGCGGTGGCGACAGATGAGAATCCGACACCGAATATTGCGGTAGTGGCAATTGAGTTTGCCAAAACATTCGATCAGGCAGCAATAGAAACATGGCTGAACAGTAACGACATTGATCCTGCGAAAACGACTATTGTCGCGGGAGAAGACGTTACTACGGTTAATCGTATTACCATTACTGAAGGCGCGGAAGTTAGGCGTATGGATATGGCGGAAGGAATACAAGTGGTAATTATGCCTACCGCCGTACAGGATGTTCCACCCAGTATAGTTGAAGTTATTTCGGAAGCCGCGTATGGTTCGTGGGGGTGGGGTCAGCTTGATTTTGCGGCGGCAATGGCTGACTGTGAGTTTTGCGAAATGACGCGGGAAGGTTCAAGTATGTTGAGAGATGTTCTGGATAAAATTTTATTCTACAGCTACCTTCCGGTATCGGTGCGCAAGGAGCTTGTGGTACGGGCAACGTCGCAATTTGCGGCGTACATTGGCGCTCTGTTGGATGCCCTTCCGACGAGAGTAATCACAAGTTATACATCTGACCTGAAGGAGAAATTGACCATGAAGACGAAAGATCAACTGGATGCCGAGCGCCAAGTCCTCGATGACGCGAAGCGTGCCGACGAAGTTACCAAAAATGCCGGACTTGCCCGCACGTGGCTGAAAGCCAATGTAGCGGACAAAGACGGTAAGCCTTTGACCGATGCCGGTTTGATGAAACGGTCCGATGCCGAAGTGATTGAATTGCACCGCGTTGGTTTGGCTGACGCCGAAAAGAAAGTACAGGATGAAGCCGACAAACAACCGGTCACGCGGGGTGAAATTGCCGCTTTGATTACTGCTGCCGTAACTGCTGCAATCAAAGAAGTCGGTACACAACGGACGGATACAAAGGACGAGAAAGTCGCTGATCCGGTTGTTACTGATCCAGTCAAAAAAGACGCACCAGACCCCGCTGCTATTCTCGCGGAAGCGGTACGGAGCGCGGTCGAGCCTCTGGTGAAAAGTGCTCAATTGACGTTGACACGTTTGGAAAAGCTGGAAGGTGCGACGACTGTGCGTTCGGACGGTGGGGACACAAAACAGACGGAGAAAAAACCCGATACCTTTGCTGGTATCTTCCGGCATTCGGCCAACGCCTAAGTAATCCGGCTCATTCTCAATCATTGTAAAGGAACGCAATCATGACTAACCAAGAATTGGCCCGCCGTGCCGACATCGCTCTGGCTGACCTGAATGCAAACGGCGGTCTTTTGACGCCGGATCAAGCCAACACCTTCATTGATATGGTACAGGAACAGCCTACCATATTGGCGAAAGTGCGTACCGTTCGCATGCGCGCCCCGCAAATGAAAATCAACCGCATCGGTTTTGCGACGCGCATTTTGCGCGCTGCACGGCAAGTCGGCGGGTCGCTTGACGCGGGCGGTAATGACCGGTATGTGCGTGCAGCAGATCGTGCAAAGCCGACGACCGCGCAAATCGAATTGAATACGTCTGAAGTGATCGCGGAAGTGCATATTCCGTATGAATTGCTGGAAGATAACATCGAAGGGGCGAGCTTTGAATCGCACGTGATGCGGCTTATCGCGGAACGCGCCGCGCTGGACTTCGAAGAATGGGCCTTGTGGTCTGACACCGGTTCCGGTGACCCGTTCCTGGCTCTGCAAGATGGCTACATCAAGCGCATGGTGTCACACATCGTGGACAACGCCAATGCCGGAGTCGGACCCGACTTGTTTCTGAATAGTCTGTTGGCGATTCCGCAAAAGTATCTGCGCAATGTGTCGCAGATGTCGTTCTTTTTGTCAAAAGCCAATGAGCTTCGTTATCGTGACTTGATTTCGAAACGCATCGGCGGCATGGGTGACGCAGCCTTGAATGGAAACGTTTCGCTGTCGCCGTATGGCGTACCGCTCGTGGTTGCGGATTTGCTAGGTTCTGTCGGCAATGGCAGCAAAGGGTTCTTCACCTATCCGCAAAATTTGTTGTTCGGTATTCAACGGACTATTCAAGTTGAGACCGACAAGGATATCCGCAGCCGTGAAATTATCATCGTGCTTACTGCACGCAGCGCGTTGCAGATAGACGATATCGACGCGACGGTCAAGATCATCAACATCTGATTTTTGCGGTCGCTTGATTTAATCTTATGTGAATAGGGGCTAGACGACCGGCCCTCATTCGCGCTTGAAATCGATTTCACAAGGAGACATATCATGCTGCAAGCAATAACTGGGGGCGGGCGCGAATACTATGGGCTTGATGGCTCAAGCGAAGACGTAGCGGCCCTGACGGAATTGCAAGGGCTTACGTTTAGCTTGCTCGCTGGCGCGGCGGCTAACACTAAGATCAATCTGGCTGCGATACGCCAGGAGGATACTGTTGCATTTGCGATGAATAACAATGCTGGGGTGTTGACGGATATCACCAATACCATCACCATTGCTGACACGGTTGCAGGGGCTACCATTACCGTTGTTGGTCTTGTTGCAGGCAATACCGTAACCATCGATGGTTACACATTTACCGCGCTGGCTAATACCGCGACCAAGGCGGCTTTCGATTACCGTAAATTCTATCTCGGCCTGTCAGATACTGATACCGCCGCGAATCTCGCCGCCGCCATTAACGGCAGGGAATCGCAACGGTTGAGTGGATCGAAAATGACAGCGACTCCTTTGGTCAATGTTGTAACACTCCGGGCGACGATATCCGGCGTTGGCGGTGTTGTAACTACGCTAGGCACGGCAGTACGCCTTGTGGCGGGGAGTTCAGGTACGGCAATCACTACATTGACTGCCGCCGCTGTCGCAGTAAACGATACGTTTTCTATCAACGGTGTTTTATTCACTGGCAAAGCTGACCCGGTTACCGATCAGGACTTTTTGGTTGTCGGTACGAATACGGAACAGGCGGCAGTGATTGCCGACGTGATCAACGCGTACGACGCTACACACGGTACGCTCAAGGTGTTGGCATCCGCCGCACTTGCTGTTGTCACCATCACGCCAGATGAAGGCGATACTGCTAACGATATCGATTTGGTAAGGGTCGGGGCAGGCATTACGTTGTCAGGTGCGTTGCTGGCGGGCGGTACTGTAACCGGCGGAATCAAATCGACCGGGGCGACAAATCAAGTTTTGTTGGTGTGGTACAACAAGCACTAAGTGCGGTACGTTTGAAATCAATTTCACATTTGGAGACAATCATGGCAGAAGAGGAACGGAAAGTTTGGCTGAAGTTGACCGGCGGTGAGCGGTATGTTGGACCACGCACAGACAACAAGTTGCTGGAACGCGGGCAAGTGCATTCGTTTTCTGAAATCGATGCAGAAGAAGTGTTGAGCATCACGAATTCGGATGCGTCCAACAACGAATACCCGCTGTTTACAGAAGTGGACGGCCCGGAAGACGCTGACGTACGGGAAACGATGGAAATTCCTGTGCAACGGAGTCGTTTGCGGGCGCGGACTCCGGCGGTGGTTGTAGCAAAGCGTATTGCCAGAAAAGCCGCATAATCCTAACTTGGTGCCTTCTGATGCGTCTCGCTACAGTACAGGCTGTTGTTAAAATCATGGCGGTTGTCGATAATGACGGGACACGTCTGAACGCGGCAAGTGCCTTGGACGTGACTGCACCTATTGTTAGCGCACGTTTAGGGGCGATACTGCCAATCGCCACTTACACTGATTTTTTCAGTTACGACATTCCGCGTTTTCGCCGTGGCTTTGTGCCGGTTACGTTTCGTCTTAGTACAGGATTTGTTGATCCGGTGACTTTTGTCTTTTGTGAAGCACTAGACCATACCGTTCTGCAAAACGTGGATAATGTTGCTATCGTTGATCCGAGTCAGTATGTTCTGGATGCGGAAAAAGGTACGCTGATGCTTTTATTGGATCGACAGACTGGCTTCAACGTACTCGCTGTGACGTATACTGCTGGATTCGTCATGGATGAAGAAAGTGAAGTCTTAAAAGGTTTGCCTGACTGGTTATCTCAAGCGGGTGTGTTATCCGCGGTCCGATTGCTTCAAATGAATCCCGCCCATTTTACTTCGCGGCGGGCACCCATTATAAAGGACGTGCAGAACTGCCTGATGGGGGAGGTCACACAATTATTAAACCCGCACATCCGTCCCCGCATGGGCTTGATATGGCCGGACCGTAGTGTCATTACTAGCGTGACGCTATGAGCTTTGATACGCCTTATGTGCGCGGCGCAGATAAAATGGCAGCAATGCTTCGCGGCATCCGCGAACGCACGCAGTTTGTGTTGAATGGCGAAAAGCAGAATGTGTTGTTGGAATTAATGCTTAAAGCCAATCAGGAACGCTTTCTCAAACAAATCAGTCCGACCGGTATATTGTGGCCTGCGAGAGCACCACCGCAAAAAGGGCGCAAACCCGACCCACGCACGGCAGGCAAGCAAATACTCGAGCGTACGGGTGCTATGCGTGATTCCATTAAGATTCTGCAAGGCTTGAGCGCAGGCGCATTAGGTGTGTCAACCGGGGTAGGCGGGCGAATCGGCATCGATAGAGAAATTGTTCGGGATTATGCGCGTTTTCATCAAATGGGCATTGGTGTAAAACAGCGTCGTTTCTTAGGTGTTGCTGCGTCAGATTTGACCATGATTGCCGCCGCGATTAAGTTGCACGTGTTGACGAAAGGCGGGTTGAAGTGATCATACCATGCACCTTAGATCAGTTGGAGACCGAATTGATGGGTATGGTTAAAGAAGTCCCTGCCTTTGTCGATAAAGCATTTTCCATTTTTTCTCTGGAAGACATGGAGCGCCTTTCTACTGAACAGCCGGGTAATCTGCCTATTGTCGGAGTTGGCTATGACGGGGCCGCGCCGAAAGGCAATCAAATCGATCCTAAAGGGAATACTGTCGAATCGAATGGAGAGCGGGGCGCTGCATTCGTTGATATTCAATTTTTGGTAGTCGTTGCCATCCAGTACACGAATATGGGTCAAAGCGACAATAAACAAAGTGCAATGGCCTTGCTGCATCAGGTACGGTTAAAGCTGATAGGCTACAAAAAAGTGAACACGCGGGCGTGGCGGTTTATGGGAGAGAAGCCGGAACCATCCGTGTCGGTTGATGGTTTGGTCTTCTATTCTCAAGTGTGGCAAACATCGGTGCCATTCCTCGGCAACTATTCAAACTCGTAAGGAGAACGGAATCATGAACACTCAGAACTATTACTACAGCGGACAGGGTTCGCTCTACCTTGCCGAGCGCTCTATTCTGGGCGTACCTACTGGGTTTGTTAGAGTGGGGAACGTGCCTGAATTGACGATTGACATTGCGACCACGATATTCGAGCACAAGGAATCCGAATCCGGGGCGCGTGGTATTGACCTGACGATTACCAAAGAAAACAAAGGTACGTTTGCGTTCAAAATGGAAAACCTGTCATTGGATAATTTGGCGATTGGTTTGTATGGAACCAAGGCCGTTATTCCGGGTGGTTCAGTGGTAGATGAACCGCACCAACTTTACTTGGATAAGAATACACCGCTGGATCATCCGGATGTATCCAGTGTTGTTCTCAAAGTTGTGGCCGCAACCAAAGTGGTGAATGTGGATTACACGATTGGTCCAAAAAATGGGACGGTCGCGGGCGTAACAGGCGGCTCCATTCCGGATGACACCACGGTATTGGTTTCGTACAACTATGCACAAGCGAACAGGCTTGACGCTTTTACGGTCACTGCCCCTGAGCGTTGGCTGCGATTTAATGGTTTGAATACGATTGATGGAACAAAAACCATGATTGACATTTTCAGGGCGAAATTGGACCCGTTGACCGGTTACGCACTGATCAATGACGAGCTTGCCTCGGCTTCCATGAAAGGTACGGTTCTGGCCGACCTGTTGCGTATCACCGGTAGCAAGTATTTCCGGCAATGGAACATCGCAGCGTAGTTGGCCCGGTTTGCTTTTGAAATTGATTTCACTTGAAGGAGAACTATCATGGCTTTTCAAAACTACTACTACTCCGGGCAAGGTTCGCTGTATATGGCCCCGCGTACGCTGTTGGGCAAACCTGCTGGATTGTTTCAAGTCGGCAACGTGCCAGATTTGACTATTGACATCGCAACGACGGTGTTTGAACACAAAGAATCACAAAGCGGCGACCGGCTGATTGATTTGTCGATCAACAAAGAGAACAAATCGACTTTCGCGTTCAAGCTGGAAAGTTTGAGCCTGGACAATCTAGCAATGGGTTTGTACGGCACCAAAACTACGATCAATGGTGCTTCCGTGGTGGACGAAGAAGTTATACTCTATTCGAGCAAGAGTGCAACACTTGCCTACCCGGACGTATCTGCTGTTACTGTTTCCGCTAAAGATGGTCTTGTGGCGACGGCATGGGTTGCGGATACCGTAACAGTGCTTGGCGCATACAAGATACCGACGGTAGCGAACAGTCATTACTACAAGGCGACTGCGGTAGCGGGTGACACGAAAACGGCTCCTGCGGTTCAGCCAACGTGGCCGGTCAATGGTGGTGTGGTTGTTGATGATCAAGTGACATGGACAGACATGGGCTTGATTAACCAAACACCGGATGTGGATTTTATCCTGGCAGCGAAGTTTGGTATGATTACACCGACGCAGCCGCTGGCGGCGGGGGTAGGCATCGAGGAAGGGCGTCCGTACTTGATCGATTACACTTATGCGACAACTGGTAGAGTCGATGTGTTTACCGTTCCCGCCCCGGAACGTTATCTCCGCTTCGAAGGATTGAATACAGTGGATGGGTCCCACGTGATCGTGGATATCTTCAAAGCAAAGTTTGACCCTTTGAGCGGGTATCCGCTGATCAACGAAGACCTGGCTTCGGCTTCCATGAAAGGGACTATTTTGTTCGATTCATTGCAGTTGACGGGTAGTAATTATTTCCGGCAGTGGAACGTTGCTGCTTAAATCAAGTAACTTTTTACATGGAGACCAGTCATGACTGTACAAATACGTACTCTGGCCGATGTCACTATCGGCAGTGAGTTTGTAGTTAAAGGGTCTGAACTTGAAGTACCGGGGCGTATCTGGGTAAAACTGAAGGAGCGGGGTCTTGCCGAACAGATTGGCGTGTCGAATTCGGAGGCCGCAGAAACGTCTACAGGCGTCGATAACGGCAGGAAGCCCTATGTGCCCTCCATCGGCACCAGCGACGCCGAGAGTGGGCGTAAAGGTGGCCTTACCAAGGCTTAACGGAGTACCGTTCATGAATGCACCGATCGAAAAAGAATTGAGCGCGTCTGTAGTCGTCAACACACTGATGCGCAAGAAAACGATTGAATTAAGTGAAAACCGCGAGGTCGAAATTCGTCTATGTAAGGTCAAGGATGTTGCGGTTTTCGTTGAGTTCGTTACGATGTTGTGGGAACAATCAGGAATCAACAGCGGACTGGAGGACGAAGAAACACTAAAGGCAATAGTCCGCGCCAAACTACGCGATGTAAGTTTTCTTTTGAAATTGATTTCAGACAAGGGGCCGGAAGTGTTTGCCATTGTCTCCCGATTTTCATCATTAACACTTGCGGAAGTAGGTGAGCTTGATTTGGATGACATGATCGTCTTGACGCAGAACGTGTTGGGATTGAATTACGATTTTTTTATACAAAGGGTGTTGCCTCTCGTCAAGGCCGCATTCGCGGAGTTCATGGTAAAGAGAAAAGCGACGGCGAAATCCTGATCGATCAAATTCTACTTTTGAAAGCGGAGGGTTTTGCGGAAGACGAAATACTGGACATGCAGCTAGACAAGTTCTATCTGTATGTTGAAGCAGTGATACGAAAGGAATTCGCTGAACGGAAGGTTGTAGTATCGGATTTGGTAGCCTCAATCGGGATAGCACTAAGCGGTAAGGGTCTCAAGGAATATCTCGATCAATTAAAACTGGATAAAGATGGCTACTAATACTTCTGAACTTGATATTCTAATTAAAGCGCAGGATCAGGCATCCGGCGTTTTCAAACAAACCGAATCTAGTATTATCCGGTTGGTCGGCGCAGTATCGTCCCTCGTTTCTGTATTGGCGGCGGCGCTGTTTCCGATTAAATCGGCATCTGACTTTCAGGCAGAATTGATTAACGTCGCCAAGACGACGAATTTTACGAACGATCAAATCGGCGCATTAAGTGATGGCCTGAAAGAGTTATCCAGCCAAGTAGACGTTACCGCTGTTGATCTAGCCAAAATTGCGGCAATCGCCGGACAATTGGGTTTAGGCGGGTCGGGGTCACAAGGCATACTCCAATTTACTGCAACTGCATCACGTATGGCGTCCGTGCTCGGCATTACTGCCGAAGAAGCAGCACAGGGCGCGGCGCGTTTGCTGAACATCTTCAAAATCAATGTAACAGAAGTAGAACGGATCGGTTCGCTTCTGAACGAAGTTTCTAATAATTCAACGGCAAGCGGTAAAGAACTGATTGACATGGTTCAGCGGATCGGGACTGCCGGTACCGTATTGAATGCTACACAAGCTACCGCACTTGCCGCTACAGGCCGCGACCTTGGTCTTACAGTGGAGACTGTAGGGACTTCATTCCAGAAGGTGTTTTTACATCTTCAAACGGATGCGGATAAAATTGCACCTGCTATCGGCAAGCCTGTCCACGAGTTTATTTCCATCTTAAAGAACGATGGTATAGCCGGGTTGAAGCTGTATCTTGATGCGCTGGCTAAAATGGATGCGCAGACACGTGCCAGTTTTATCCAGCAATCTTCAGGCGGCGGGCGCATTTTTGGATTGGTCACGGCTTTAGCGGATGATGCATCCAAAGGTTACGATATACTGGATAGAAATGTTAGAAACGCAACTGTAGGATTTGAAGGCGGCACGTCAGCGATACGCGAACAAGAGCGTGTGATACAGGGTCTTGGTAAGCAGTTTCAGTTGTTTAAGAATAATCTACTGGCGTTGGTTATCGATGTTGGGACCAAAGCAATTCCATTCCTGACTGAACTAATTAAAAGTACCCAAGAGTTTTTGAAAGACCCCAAAACAATAGATAACGTTATTGAATTCGGTAAAAGCATAGGTGCATGGGTTACATCTATGGTTGATGCAATCAAATGGATTGCTGATCTTAGCACGCATATGGGATTTTTGTTTCGAATTATAGAAGGGATTATTCTTTTCAAGCTGGCTGGACTGTTCGCCGGTATGGTGTTAGGTTT